GCTTTTAATTCTGCATACGTTGACATAAATGGCCTATGAAAGTATGTGAGCTGCTCGCTCGTTGACGCGAAACTTGGCGTAGTCTCTATCTTTGATCATCTTCTTCATGAATTCAGGGTTTCTGTACATCTCTGCAACCGGAACCCCAATACGTCGGGCATAATTTCTAATTGCGACTGGACTGAACGCCGCCAGTGCTTGAATCTCGCCCTGCTTTTGTTGGTTGTTAATTTGTCGGCGTGTCTCACACATTTTTAAATTATGATCAACGTTTTCCGTGTAACCATTGTAGAGCTTGCCGTTCTCAACCTTGAAATTAACCCTATTGCGTAAATTAGCGCGCTTGACTTTACGCGCCCACTCAATCGCTTTTGCTGTGTCGTTTTGATCACCATTTAATAGCATAAAAAATCAGGGGCCATTGCTGACCCCTCCTCGCTTATGTGTGGATATGGTCGATTAAACCACTAGCAAAAGTATTAAGGCTGGCAATAGTACACTCAACCTGCAAACCCCTTTTACTGTAAAAACCAGCCTCGCCCAATGCCTTCGACTCAAAAGGTTGTGCGTATTTCATTGCGACCATTTCTGGGTCCATCAAGATGGCCGAATTGGAGTCAATGAAATCATCCACAACCATTGTCAAAGTTCCCCAAGGGGTTTGGTAGACTTCAACCGCATTGACCAGCGTGGTATCCATAGCTTGATCACGACGACGACCAGCCTGCTCACCCGCCACACTCGAAACGAATTGCGCGACATCAAGAGCTGCTGCCACTGGAATCACCATGACCAAGTCTTTGCCGCCACCCTTAGTACGGATCTTCTGGTGATTATCCAACACTGACGCTTCGGTTAAAGTCCCACCAGCACCATTGTTTGTCGTAACCGACGCATCCAGTTGGTCTTGCAGACATTTCATCTGTCGTGCGACAGCGTTTGAACCGGCAGCACCAGCTTGTCGGCCTGAACCTACCGCTGCAAACTCACAATCAGTCCGCAATTCCACTGTCTTCATAGCGATCTCTTCAGCCATTTGGCTAGAGATACCGGCATTTTCGGCAGCTTCCTGAGAGCTAGAAACTTGTGCAGTCTCTTGCAAGATTTGCTGGTAGTTGGATAAACGGGTTGGCGTGTGTCCAGTGGCCGCAGGGTTATCTGCACCTTCAACCTGGGCATTAGCTCCTGCCGCGCGTTTCTCGATTTGCAACCACTCAGTCCATTTCTGATTGGCAGTTTGCTGTTGTGATAAAGTCATCACGGGGGTTTCTTCGGGCGAAATATCGCGCCACATTGTGTCTTCTAGGTCTTCCTTGAGCTGAACACCTGCTGCATCGTACTCTGTATAACTAGCCATTGTTTAAAACCTGCTTTAATCATAAGTTTCGGCCTTTCGGCCCCGCTTGTGATTGCTGCATCAACATTCTAGCTGCGTCTTTGGGTGACCGGGTTTTCATAAATTGATCGTGAGCATCCGTCATATTTCTGGTTGCGACGGTGTTAACTCGTTGACCATTTCTACGCTTTTCCTTCACGGGTTTCCCCGTTTTCTTCCTTGCGACTATTTCAAACTCGGCTAATTGTTTGGCTTGAGCATCTACTTTGTCCAACAACACCATTAATCGGTGATCTGTCAGTTTGTTAAACTCATCAGCCTTCCAACCTTCCTTGTCTGCTACTCGTCGCAATTCTGGATAACGTTTACTCCATCCGTCCTCACCTTCAAACCTGTCTTTGAGGATAGCCAAGCTGTGTGCTGCTCTTCGATGGCCTTCCTCGGCTTGATCACTCTCTGCATTATGTAGAAACTGATCGAACTGACCCTGCAACTGCTGCTGATTAGCAATCATTGCACCTTGTTCAGTTTTAGCCCTTTGATATTCCGCAGGATTCTCTTGTTGTCGCATCACCCAATTAACATTGGCGAACTTCTGCTGAGACTGCTGACTGATACCGAGCATGAAACTAAGTCCGGCGGCATAGTCGTCACGTTTTTTAAAAAGCTCTCCTCGATCAGCGTCTAGCTGGTCTTGAGCTTCAACACGAAGACGATGCTTTTCTTCACCAAAATTGCGGGTCGCTTCCAGTCCGTTTAACACTTCTTGGCCAGAGACTTCCTGACCGTCGATCATGTAAACGCCATCTGCGATAATCGATGCTGATAAATCTGCTTCTTCTGTGGCTTCAGTTTCTTCCTCTAGGGCATCAACCACATCGTCTTCAGTTTCTTCTTCATCGTGCGCTTCTAGCGAGGTAGGTTCGTCGGCTTCCGTTTCAATAACGTCCTCTTCAGACAACTCCTCTTGCGGAGCCAAAGTCTGTTCTTCCATATCGGCAGGCTTTGATGACTCTACTAGTCGTTTTGCCCAATCGCTTGGGCTATGGATTGGTGCGGACTCGGCTTGAGTTTGTTCCACGTTTTTATCCATCATAGATTTCCTCTATTGTTAATGTATTTTACCATAAATTTTAACTATTGACATGTCTTCTGTTGACATCTGCTAAAGACACAGTTTTGCGCTGATTATCCAGCTTCAACAACAGCTCATTTAAGACTTGAGTCTTCAAATAACTCGTTTCTCGGAGTACTGATTCGTGCGGCTGGGAATTGATAATATCGCGCTGATACGAGTCTAAAAGGTCGGTATACGCGGTCATAAAGCCCCTATGTTGTAGTAGGCTTTCCGTCTGCTCCCGCACCTCCCGATAATCGTTTAGCTTTCTTTCTGGGTTGACGCCTCGCGCTTGCGCCCCGATCATCCACTGGCACATCTCCGCTAGTTTCGCGTTCTCCGCTAACAAGTCGAGGTTGTCGTTTGACTTGCTCATACAGTCGCCGCCGTTTGTTCAGCAGTGACTGTCGTGCTGCGTCCACGCCCTTCTTTTTTCTTTTTATGTAGGTGTCTATCTGATTCATTAGTATCTCCAAAGATTGAATCGTAATTGACTGAAAACTTAGCGGTGTCGCCGCCCCGTTGCCGACTTCCTTTGCTCATGGATTTTCCTCATTTAAAAATGTTTACGGTAAAATATCTAAAGCAGCGCCACCTGAGTCTTTCAATTGGCTCCAAAAGCTTCGATCTGCGCCCATTCGCCGCAGATATTCCGTGAAACCTGACACGGGTGATTCACTGGTCATTAATCCGTAAGCGGTTAATAACGGGTTAGATAAGCCGCCCACAGCCATTGCTACATTGGGATCAATGTTTTGAGACGGTGTGGTGATTTGATTTAACTGTTGGGCAAACTGATCAAGCTGCGGGTGCTTGGCGTATTCGGCGTCTAATCGCTCCTGTTCACCTTGTTCGTCAACCCTTTGTAATCCCTGCAAGTCGCGTTGATTAGCGTCTCGCTCGGCCTGTGTGTACGCTGAAGCGATACCAAGACCACCAGCCGTTCCTGCGGCAATCCCAGCTAACAATCCAGGTTGTGCGGCACCGTAGATAGAGCGCAACAACTTCTCGTCAATAATGCCCTGACCAAAACCGTGATTCATGCTGAGTGATCTAATATCAGCCGAATCTCCTGTCAACTCCCTGCCGTTTTGCGCCATGAAAGGTCGAGCATTAATCTCATTTGTTAAAGTTCCAATACCCTCACCAGGGAGGCTTCCTCGGTATGTAGGATGGCCTGATTCCGAAGGGAGGGCCGCTGAAGTATCAATGCGCCCTATGTTTTTGATATTACCTTCAGGCACTATATATTGGTCCGAGGCTGTTGTTGCCGCCCTGCCCTCCGATATTGACATACCGCCATTAACTTCGCGGAAGTCCTTATCAATAATGTCTGCTACTTTTTTACGCGCCGGTCCTTTGACATCCCTAAATACCGCGTTGGCAGTGGGGTCAGAAACTCCCTTCCATTCAGGTATAACTTCTCGGATACGCTTGTCTAATTTATTAATATTAGCCTTGCTCATCCTTTCGCGAGCGTAGTTAACCATCGTATCAAGAGGCATTGTGGCGAAGTCAATTCCGGTGGGAGCCATCGAGTAAGGCAGTAGTAAAGGGTTTTCACCATACTGACGATATAGCTCTTGCGCTCTTTTGCTCATTGACTTAACAACATTAGGATCTGATGCCCACACCTGCCCTTTGGACTTAGGGTCGAACATAAAGTCCCGACCTCCACGAAGATCGACAGGGTTTATTTGTGTTCCATGTACCGAGGTAATTTCACCACCAGCAGCAGACCTATCTGACTGAGTCAACAGATAGGGGCTCCCTTCAAAGTCGTAAAGGCTATAATCTCCGCCCATATCCATGTTTCTTGGGGCTATAGATGTTTCCATACCCTCAAGAGTAGGTGTGACACCTTTTCGCACAGATCCGCTACCAACGGGACCAGAGAACCTTGCGTCGATTATTCTTTGACCACCCGCCGCCAATGGTCCAGCCTCTGCTTCCTCGCCCTGCATTAATGCGCCTATTCCTACGGCCCCAGGGACTAGGCTTGCTAGTAGGTTAGATGATCCTTTCTTGGCAGGGTCGAACTGGGCGTTTACTGAGCGAATGTTGGATGGGTCAAAGACATTAATCTCCTGCAATACATCATCATCAAACCTCCGCACTCCATCGTAGCCCTGCTCTTTCAGCTTATTGACATCCAGATCCATAAAGGGGTTTTCATTCACATCAAAGAAGCTTAAATCATTCCTGATCCTAGTCTGTAAGACATTAGGGTTTTTGCCTTTGTCTCTATTCCTATACTTCGATAATACAGCTCTCTTTGATGCGCTATCAGGGTTTGGTGTCAGATAAACGCCGCCGCCAAGATTACCGGACTCAGATGGAATGAAGCCCTCTTTGATATGTGCGCCTGTGCCGTGATAATAGTTGGTATCCTCATAGTCAGCCTTAGTTCTAGCCATACGAGAAACAAAGTCATCCGCTAATTTTGCTAATCTTCTACCCACCTATATTTACTCCCGATACGCTTGTACCTTCCTCAATCTTCCTTGTCTCCAGGATTATCTCAGCCTCATCCTTGTCCTGTTGATGCTCGAATTTGTCCTCATCCAACGATTGAGCGTCCGCTGACTTCACTGCGTCGTTATCGAGCTTCTGCTGACCCTGATCGACGCCCGCTTGCGTCTGCATTTCGAGGATCTTGATTTGTCGTTCCTGATATTGCTTGGCTTCCTGCGCCATCTCAGCTTGTCGCTGGGCTTGTTCTTGCTGCTGCTTCAACATATTGTTCTGAGCAGCTTTGTAAACCTCCGAATCGGGGTTTTCGATGTACCGACAAATATCAGTTTCACCGAGCTCCCTAAGAATTTCCGAAAACATGTTGAACTTTTTCTTGTCGGGATACATCAGCATGGCATCTGGATCTGCTGACAAAAGTTGGTGAATCTGGATTTTTGCCATCGCACTTCCAATAGCCGCCTCCGGTGTCATCGAATTCACCACCCGCATATTAGGTCGCATCGGCCATTCACTTGGAGACATATCGACCCAGTTGCCGTTTAATTCAACGCTGTATTTGCCTTTATAGTTTTGAACACCAATTTGATAAATCTTTAAATACAACCGCTTCATAAACAGTTCGACATAACTGCGCGTCATCAGCATGATCCGACGGTTAGATCCGTTGGTCATAAGCTGAATCATGTCGGTCGAATTTTGATTGCTTAGTGCCTGCTGATTTAAACCGCCAGCGACCCTCGAATATGATGACCGCTGTTCCGACTCCTGCTTCAACATCTCCGCCGTTTGAAACGCCGTCATACTCATTTGCGGTTGGTCAATTGAAGTCACTACTGGACCCATGCCCGCGCTACTTTCCTTATCGATAATAGCGCTAATGACGTTATCAATTAAATCTTGGGGGTTTCTCACATTGTCCAGATTCGCCTCACGCATGGGGTTATTCGTTCGCAGCGTGTGATTAATAATTGAGCGCTTTATAGTTGTGGAAGCAATTTGAATATCCATAACGCCATCTGCCTGGGACAATCCATCCCATCGATGACTTAGGGGGTAGGGACTCCACGTTAAATAGGGGAAGTCATCAACCAGCTCACCGGCTGCGGGATTAAAATCTTCTGGCAACATTTCAAGGTCGTTACCCTCTTGATCAGTAGGCCAATCCCACAATAGATACCGCTCAGAAAGCATTTTGAATTGGTATGTTCCATAACCTTCTTTACCCATCAGCTTTATATAACAGTTGTGAACTTCAACAGGCTCCCGCTCCGCAGCTTTCTCGTCTTGTGACTTTGTTGTCCATGTTGCGTCGTTAGAGTGCCTAGATAGGCTGTCTTGATCTTGTAGGCTGCTGTTAAAAGCTATTGCACTGCGGATTTCCTTTTCTAAGTGTGGGTAGTCTTCGATTAACTCACCCTTTCTTAAAACCTCGCGATCACTGGCAAACGTAAAGTCCTCGTCAGTCTCCGCTGTCTCATCCCCGAAAAAGTCTTCAGGCTTTATAAGTTTGAAACCGACATGAGATTTATCAGTAGTGCGAATAAATGCACCACTAAATACGGAAAAGGGCATCCCTTGCGGGTCTATTCCTTGCATTTGCGAAACTTCATAGACTTCTAAGCTAGGGTCTTGCAGTGAGGCGTTATAAGCCATTTCATTCATACCCATAAACGGCTCGATCCGCTCTTCTTTGTCCTCAACCCAAAAGTATTTAGCGACTGCATTCTTCGCCAATAGGCCATCGTGAAGGCTGTCAATCATGAATCGATAGCCGTTGTTCTCTTCAAAACGATCCTTCACATAGCGATTAGCCATCTTCGCAAGATCAACGTCAGTTTTATTCAAAGGCTCAAACTGGATTAACTCACGGCCTGCCGTCAGCGATTCCATAATTACTGACTTCGTACCTTCAACAGCGTCGAAGACTTCGCTCGATTGAATCGTGCTGGTGCCTTCGATCTCATTACCCAGAGGATTCAAGTAATACATGTTCATCGAGTCTTGGCGTTGTTGTGCCAACTCGGATTGGTTATACGAATTCGACGCTTCAACCTTGTTTTTCAGTATTGAAACAATTTCAGTTTCTGATTTTTCTTGGAATTCTTTCATTAAAACTTCCCTAGTTTGGGAGACATTCTTTTAAATGCCTCCTTCTTCTTGCCCGCGACACCGAATCGAGTTACTGAACAACCGGCATACCTAACCGCATCCATAACATCGTCGAATTCTTTTACGATCTTGCCTTTCTTGCGGTGATAGCGACGCTTTTCTTGCCAGAACTCGTTGCATGTCGAGAAGACTTTAAAGCGCCCTGTTACCATCCTGTCGTACAAGTACATCAAACCAGGCTCAACGTAGTTACTTTGAGACTCACCTTCATTACTGAACTTTAAGTGCATGTTCACGCCATGTTGTTGGGTGTACATATCTCGATACGTCGGGCCAGTTCCCCGCTCGTTATCCCCATCGTGCGGATAGATGACAGGCACATGACGACCTTTGGAATTAAACACTGTCGCATGCTGTGCGGAGATCTCATCACCACTACCGCCTTTGCGATACACTTCGGTTAAATAAATGATGTCTTGATCGGCGTCATAAGCGACCCATGCCCCTGCCGTGGGGTGAGTAACACCAAAGTCAATCGCAGCCACCCGTTTAAAGTATTCAGGGATCTCGAAGGGATCGCAGATAATATCGTCGTCAAGGACTGGATAGACCATGCCTTCACCCAGTACCGGAATGCCCTTTGAGCGCATGTCGTGCTGCCACAAAGGCACGTTAGATAGAATGTCCTTCTTGGCTTGCTCGTCCAAATGTGGCGCGTCGTCCCAAGTCACATTAAGAAGATATTGTGCGTCTGAACGATTCTCTCCGGTGTACTGGTTTACTAGCTCTGTAGCTCCATTTTCTGGGGTCATGGTCATCACCATGTACCCGCCTTTGCTCTTGTTGCCCGTAGTTAGCCGTATGGTACATTGCGGGACGAGCTCGGCGTCTTCCGGTTCCTCGTCGATCCAAATGTAATCTTTAGCTGTACCCATTAGCACATGCTGTCCTTGGGTGTAGGAACGAAAACCTAGACTCGACGCTGCCCCAGAGGTATGTTTTACCTTCACCTCTTTGGCTAACCTGGGTGTACCAATGGCGGGAATATATGTGTCAATTAAGTGTTTTGGCACTGCCCCTGTGCCACTAAATCCTTCCTTGGGAACCAGGTCACCGAACAATTCTTTCTGGATAACGTCCCGAATTTGCTCACCAGATACCCCTAGCGCCCAAATGTCAGGAGGGAAATCAAATTTAATCCCCACCCAATCAACGGGATACAAGCCCGTTAAATGGTAGGCGACTTCAACCGCCTGGCTGTACGTCTTCCCCACTCGGTTCGCTGCCATCAGCATTCTAAATCGGTGGGTTAATCCTGCCGCATAAAAATCATGCTGCCACGGGTAAGGCTTGAAGAACTCCAGCTTATGCACATCCTTGTAATCAAGGTAGGCGGCAATGTCTCGCAGAACCTCAACCGACGCCATTAGTAAGCCTCCGGATCTAACCCTGCTGCTCGCAATCGTGCTTCAAGCTCTGCGCGGGTTTTATCCACCGCAGTAATATCGCCCTGTAGCTCAACCTCGCTCTG